TTATCTTTGTTTCATCAGCGTCTAATGGAAATATATGCACTCAAATCTATGATGGCAGAAGAGAATGTAGACATTGACTTTGACGTTCCTACGGATGTTGAATTACTTGATCTAGCTACTAAAGCTCAAGAAGCCATGAATGAAGAGTTAGATGAAGATGATGATGAGCCTTTAGCTCTCTAAGTCAATAAGTTTATTTAAATACCATTTAGCTTTCTTGAGGGATTCTTTGCCTCCTTTTTTTCGTTCACGCCATAAATATTTAACCACGTTACCTTTTAAATAACCTCTAAACTCTTCTGGAGTCATCTGGGCTTCTATTGCATCTATACATTCTACAGAGCCAGCTGCGTAGTGTACTGGTTTTTCTACTGGGTCAAAGAAGTGTAAATTGTGATCTACTGTTGTAGCAGTAGGCATCGGGCAGAAGCCATCAGTACATTCTTCCATTTTCTTATTTACTTCTTCGTTTTTGAATTCGGAGAGTCTAATACCATTAAGAGGGTTTTCGGCTTCACTGAAGCCCCTTGCTTCACTCCATCCTCCATCGAGGGAATATACCCCGTCAGACCTGGTCTCTGTCCCAGATTCATTCTGTTCATTCCGTCTTCGCATGCTGCTAATCCTCTGTTATACATATCATACAAAGGAACGTCATTTTTTTCATTATCTATTGGAGCACCAAAATCTTCTACAGATAAAACTCTACATTTCATTTCATCTTTAACAAAGTCTCCTAAAAAATTAGTAGCACCGAGCATTGTTTTATAATGGATGATTTCTTTCTCCTACAATATTATCATGGCAAGATTCTACGATACTACATACGACCCCGCAAAGGACTCAGGAACGTCTGGAGCTGAGATATCTGATATAAACCCTGAACAGGCTTATGACGTTGATCTGCGTCGCTTAGAGATGGATAAGAGAGGAGATGTAGAGTCTAGTAATGAACAACAGAATCGTGCAAGAAAATTTTTTAAAGCTTCTCGTGCCGCTGGTAAGTATAGACAACAAAGTGGATTCTCTGAACCTAGCATAGGAGGTAGGACACCAGTAGGAAAAGCAGACTTGGGTGGAGTTGAACTACCAAGCCTTAGAGGACGTAACTTTGGAGGACCGGGAGCTGGATCTACTGAATATGCCAGTAAACCAAAGCCCCAGTTCGGTAAGGCTTTCTATCTATAATTAGACTTTAGCAATCTCTTTTTTTATCTTTTTACTACTTTTTCTTTGAGGATAGTCAATATCACAGGGATTTCCTCTATAAAATTGTAACTGTGTAATTCCTTCATTTGCATAAATTCTATTAAATAAGGAAGTGCAATTTGTTATTTGCAATGTTAAATAACCTTCCCATCCACTTTCAGCCGGTGTGATATTACATAATATTCCTGATCTTGCATAACTAGATTTACCGACAGCAACGACAGTTACATCTTTTGGTAATTTTATTTTTTCTTCTGCCCTACATAAGCAATATCCAAAAGGTGGTAATAAGAAGTATTTACCTCTTTCATCTTCATTTAGTGTGGTAGATTTCAATATCTCGAAATCAAAATCTTTGGGGTCACACATACCTGTTTGTGTACCTCCAAATAGTGAACATTTCTCTTCAGATAGTCTTATATCATAACCATAAGAACTTAACCCATAACTCAGAGTTTTCTTACCATTTACTTCCTTAACTTCCTTTGCTACAAAGGGTTCTATCATGTTTTCTTTTTCAACAAGATGCTTAATTTCCCAATCAGATAAGATACTCATGGTGCTTCTTTTGTGTTCTTCGAGTATATCTAATCTAACAAAGGAGTCTACCTTTTTCATCATAAATATCTATAAACTTTTCTATCATTTTTGTAGAGTTTTGTATCGGAGGTAGATATACCAATAAAGACGTACAAGTTTTATGTGTACCGATACCTTTACTTGTATTTTTTATTAACGAAGGTGCGGTCTTTAATATACAAATAGGGAAGTCAAATATCTTCTGTTCGTATCTAATCATGTCGGGACAATTTGTAAAATAGAGTCCTTGTTCTATTTCTTTAGCTAACCACGATTTATATAATTTACGAAACCATACAGCATGTGATGAAGTTAAAGAAGGAGAAGAAGCACGAGTCATCTTCCATTTTTCATTTTTTTTATCCCAAAAGTATGCACCACTTGGAGGAAATAAGTAAACACTGCCATACCATTGCTGACAATTTAGTCCATCATCATTGGGAGTAAAGAAGTTTTTAGCTTCTACATAATCATTAGCTACACGAGAACTTGCAACGTCTAGATCTATACCTTCTAATAAAGCATGTGCAGCAGATACTAAGTCATAATTAGTAATTAATTCTAAATCTTCATTATGTTTTTTAACATCATGTATAGCCATTAGTTAAGAGAACAAGGAGAAGCATCTACTGTTTCCATGTTTTCATAATCTATTTCTAGGTATCTAATTCCAGCTTTATCTAAAACCATATATCCAGCCATTTTCTTGGGATCAATCTTTTCTGCTCTATTTAAAATTCTTTTTAGACTCTCACTTAAATCATCATTGTTTATTGATTCACATAAACGTATGTCATCTCTTAGATCTTCCAAGGTACACCATGAGTCTGTTTGTTGTGTAGCATTCAGTCTCATAACTCCCGGTCCTTTAAGATCCCAGAATTTTAAATACTGTTCTCCCTGATCAGCAAGAATAAATTTAATAGTTGTATCTAAGAATGCTGCCTTTTGTGGATCCATGTCTTCTCCTATGACGGAGGCAATTAATCGTTCTCTTCTGTTCATTTTTTTAATAATCCCTGTCTAGATAAAGATTCAAGTAATTTAGGCATTGGCTGATAAAGTACAACCATTTTTCCTAAAATACCACGCTTTTTTACTAGTTTGCCATCATTATCTCTTACTTTATTAAACTCTCCTGACCTAATTAAATATTCAGCTACACAGCGTAATCGTCTTTTTAAAGGTAATTCAGCTTTTGGAAATTTACCACATATAGTATCTGCATTCATGTCTTGGAAAGCAATACGTAATCTATTCGCTAATGTCATATTAGAGTTCGCATCTTCTTGCTCATAATTTAATACATTTTCTAAATATCTTCTTAAACAACCATCATCAAAAGAACCCTCTGGAGGGATAAATATTTCTACTTGAGAGCTTAGTGATTCTGATAGTGTTTGTTTATAATTTTTTATAGTAACTTTTGATATATCGATGTTAATAAATCTATGTGCAATCATGTTAACTTTCCAGTACTAGTTGTTACGTACATAGGTGATGCTTTCTTCCTGTAATCTTGCGATGTAAACTTCTTATTCTTTGCGAATGATTGCACCAATTTATTCCAAGGTATCCTAATTAATGCCTTTCTGCCCGGATCAGGAGATGCGTTGACGTAGTGTATACCTTCAACCCATCCTTTATCAGGATGTTTTCTACCTAAAGCCATCCAATTACGAAGAGTCTGATCTGAAACTCCCAGTCTACGAGAGCATTCTTCCGTGCTTATATATTCATCAGCGAATGCTTGAGGATTTAGAGCGTCTGTAATTCCTTTTTCATAACGACTATGCCACATTGAAGATAAAATATTTTTTATCCCTTTTAATTCCCACGCTATATCTTCTAAACCTTTGCGTAATCCTGTATTCATAGTTTCATTACTCTTGATTAAATGCTAATGTAAAAGTAAACAATTTTGCATCAATGGAAGAGCAGGTACCACCAAGTCAACAACCCGGAGTTCCACAAATAACTCCAGAACAATTAGCTCTAATGAAGGCTCGTGCTAGAGAGCTAGCTATACAACAAACTTTAGCACAAAATGTAACAAATAGCCCCTCTAATCAGCAGGTAGTTTATGTTAGAAGAAACCTAACGATTGCAGAGATAGTTTTACTATTAGTGGTTTCTTGTTTATTAGTAACTGGGGTGCAATTTGGATGGAAACTTGCAACAGATTTCCTACCTAGAGTAGAAATTAAGGTTAATTAATCGTCAGAATACTAGATCTATAATTAGTTAATAAAGTGTTAACTAGAATTAGGTCGTGGCAAACCGTAGAATTAGTGAATTACAAGAACAGGCGGGTCTCCAATTAGCAGAAGATGATTTATTAACGGTTGTTAATGTATCAGAACCCGATCCTGGATTAAAGAATAAAAAGTTAACAATATCAGGTACAAAAGCATATTTAAATGTTCATTATTTACCTCGAACAGGTGGTACTGTCAGTGGGAATGTAATAGTTGAAGATGATTTCACAGTATCAGGTTTAACTACCTCTTCAGGATTAGTCGTAAGTAACTTAGCGACTATAAGTGGAATATTAGTTCAGAATGATGTAACAGCCTCTGGAACTATCAGTGGTACCAACATAACTGGTGGAGCTATCGAAGGTTCTACTGTCAAGGCAGTAACGTTCACAGGTACAACAATAAACTCTGTCACTGGTAAATTCAGTACCCTTCTTAGTGGTGTAACCGTAACAGGTACTTCTGCACTATTTACTAATGCAACGGCAACCAATATTACAGGTACGACAGTAACTGGTACGACAGCTAATTTCACTACAGTAAATGCTGTTGACCTCAATGTTACTGATGATCTAGAAATAACTGATGACTTAGGAGTAGGCGGAGATCTAACCGTTACTGGAACCGTAGAAGGCAAGGGAACCATATCAGGAGCAATAATAACTGGTGGAACTAAGATCTTATCTCCATTGATAACAGGTGCAACCATTGTTGGCACCACTACAGTTTCAGGAGCTACAGTCACTGGTACCTCAGCTCTATTTACAAATGCAACTGCTACAAATATCACAGGTACCACAGTAACTGGTACTTCGGCTCTATTTACTAATGCAACAGCGACTAATATTACTGGTACTACGATTACAGGAACAAATGTAAAATCTACAAATGTCACAGGTGTAAATATAATAGGAACCACTTTAGTCAGTGGAGCTACTATATCTGGGGATACAGGACAATTTACTAATGTTACTGCTCAGGATTTCACAGTACAGGATGATTTTATAGTTGCAGATGACGTAACTATTGGTGGAGATGCGACTGTAACAGGGACTATCGAGGGTAAAGGAACTATATCAGGAGCAATAATAACAGGTGGAACCAAAATACTATCACCTTTAATAACAGGTGTTACTGTCGTTGGTACTACTACAGTTTCAGGTGCAACAGTAACAGGCACCTCTGCTTTATTTACTAATGCAACTGCTACTAACATCACTGGTACTACAGTCACAGGTACTACAGCTAACTTCACCACAGTTAATGCAGTTGACTTAAATGTTTCTGATGATCTCGATGTAACCGATGATGCTGCTATTGGAGGAGATTTAACAGTTACTGGTGCTACTTCATTACTAGGTAATACAGATCTAGGTAATGCAGATAGTGATACAGTCACCTTTACTGCTGTTGTAGATTCTGCGATTCTGCCTGATGCGACAGCAAATAATCGTGATTTAGGAAGTAGTGCTAAAACCTGGAGAACAGTTCATGTAACTACAGTAGCTGCAACAACAGGAAATATTACCAATATCACAGCTACAAATATCACTGGAACAACAGTTACCGGCACAAACGCCTTATTTACTAATGCAACTGCGACCAATATTACTGGTACTACGGTAACAGGTACGAGTGCTTTATTTACCAATGCAACAGCTACTAACATCACTGGAACCACAGTAACTGGTACGACTGCTAACTTCACCACAGTTAATGCCGTAGATCTTAACGTTACTGATGATTTAAATATTACTGATGATCTAGCTGTTGGTGGTGATTTAACAGTTACAGGAACTATTGAAGGTAAAGGAGCAACTATATCTGGCGTAACAGTCACAGGTACTCATGCACTGTTTACCAATGCAACAGCTACTAATATCACTGGTACTACAGTTACAGGAACCAGTGCTTTATTTACAAACGCAACTGCCACAAACATCACAGGTACCACAGTCACAGGAACTAGTGCCTTATTTACTAATGCCACAGCGACAAATATAACAGGAACCACTGTCACTGGTACTCACGCACTATTTACTAACGCAACAGCTACAAACATTACAGGTACCACGATTACAGGTGGAACTATCAAGATGAGTGGAGATACGGTTGCTACTCAGACCTTTGCTGAAGACAGTTCAATTGTCTTTGCAATTGCTCTAGGTTAACCCCTCATAAAATAGAAGAAATATTGATTAGGTTTTATAGATAAATGGCTCGTTTCATCTCAGTCTGTCGAGCAGATGTTACTAATAATTCCACAGTTGCCTCACAACAAGCAGTAATTACAGGTTCGACAAATTCGAGTGGAATCCCTGCATCTACTTATGGAGTCATATTAAGTATCCTAGCTTCCAATAAAAACGTTAACTCACAGAATGTAACCGTAACTCTATTTAAAGGAGGAGTTGGGGGTACAGCTGCTCGTTTAATTACTTCTGGAGAAATACCAGCTAAGTCTTCTTTGGAATTTATGACCGGGAACAAACTGATAGTTGAACCCAATGATGTTATCAAAGCTTATTCCAGTGCTGCTAGTTCCATAGACATCACTGTTTCATACATGTTAAATCCTCAAGATACCAGTATCTAACCATGCCTTATATCGGAAACATAGTACAAGACTTTAGCGTTAACACCGCTATGCTCAACGCCGATAGCGTGACGAGCATTAAGATCGACGATGGAACTATTGTAAATGCCGATATAAATGACAGTGCAGCGATAGCAAAGACAAAATTAGCTGCTTTAGAAATAGTTAACGCAGATGTAAATGCAAGTGCAGCTATTGCCGGTAGTAAGATCTCTCCAACATTTACTACCGATGGATCTTTTAATTCCGTATCTATAGGAAAAGGTGCAAACTCTGTTGCTGGTAACACTGTTCTTGGAGAACTCGCTTTAGATGATGCTGTAACTGGAGGAAATAATACTGTTATTGGTCGAAGGGCTATGACTGCCAATACAAGTGGATTTAGAAATGTAGCCGTAGGTCATTTAGCTCTGCTACAAAATACAAGTGGTGCAGATAACGTAGCTATTGGTGAACAAGCTCTGGATGACAATACTACTGGTAGTAGTAATGTTGCTGTAGGTAGAAACGCTTTAGGTTCTAATACAAGTGCTGATAATAATACTGGTATTGGTCATGATGCTTTATTATCAAACACAACTGGAACTAATAACACTTCCCTTGGTGCTTTTGCTTTAGATGCTAATACTACTGCTAGTAATATAACTGCCGTTGGATACGGATCTTTATCTGGCAATACAACAGGTGCTAACAATACTGCCGTTGGTGCTGCCAGTTTAAATACAAATACTACAGGTGCAGACAATACTGCTGTAGGTCTTAATGCTGCTCAAGTTAATACAACTGGATATCATCTGGTTGCGATAGGAAGAAATGCTTTGGCAGGGAACACTACAGGATATCAAAATATTGCTATTGGTAGAGCTTGTATGGAAGCTAATACAACAGGAAACAACAATACTGCCATTGGTCAACACGCATTACTTACAAACACAACTGGAACTAGAAATACGGCTGTAGGAGCTTTAGCTTTAGATGCAAACATAACTGGGAGTAATAACACTGCTGTAGGATATCAAGCATTAACAACAAACACAGCAACTAATAACACTGCTTATGGTTACCAGGCAATGAGACTAAATACAACAGGTACGTCAAATGTTGCTATAGGTTTGCAGGCAATGAACGTGAATGTAAATGGAAGTGAAAACACTGTTATAGGACACCAAGCTTTAGATGCAAATACGTCTGGTGCAACAAACACTGCTGTAGGAGCTTTTGCTTTAGGAGCAAATACAACAGCTTCTAACAATACTGCCGTTGGTAATAGGGCTTTATTAGCAAATACAACAGCTTCTAACAATACTGCCGTTGGTAATAGGGCTTTAGAAGAAAACACAACTGGTATTCAAAACACTGCTGTTGGTTCTCAAGCTTTAGATGCTAATACTACTGGAAACTATAATGATGCTTTTGGTGTTAATACTTTAACAGAAAACACTACTGGTGTTGCTAATGCTGCTTTTGGTTCTTATTCTTTACAATTAAATACAACTGGAAATTCTAACACTGGGATTGGAAGTGAAGCTTTAAGAGGAAACACAACTGGAATACAGAACATTGCCGTAGGTGCAAATGCCTTAGATGCCAATACTACTGGTGGTAATAACTCTGCTTTAGGTATGGCTGCTTTAGGTGCTAATACTACAGGAGATTTTAATACTGCTGTAGGTAAAGATGCTTTAAGAGATAATACTACTGCTAATAATAATACGGCTGTAGGCCATGATGCTTTACAAGCAAACACAACTGGAGATTTAAACACTGCTGTTGGAGCTAATGCGTTAGATGCTAATACAACAGGCACAGAACATGCCGCTTTTGGTGCAGGTGCGTTAGGTGCAAATACAACTGGAGGTTCAAACGCAGCATTTGGTAGAAATGCTTTAGCTGGAAACACAACTGGTGCTTCTGGTACTGCTGTAGGAAAAGGAAGTATGGCATCAAACACAACAGGCGTTAATAATACTGCCGTGGGTCGTGAGTCTTTACTTTCAAATACAACTGGAACAAATAACACTGCTGTTGGTACTGGTGCATTGGATGCAAATACGACAGCAAATGATAATGTTGCTATGGGAGTTGACACTTTAGGAGCGGTTACAACTGGAGGAGCAAACACTGGACTTGGTAGGGCTGCTGGATTACTCTTGACAACTGGAAATAATAATACTTGCGTTGGAAGTGAAGCTGGACATGATTTAACTACTGGTGGAAACAATTTACTACTTGGTCAAGGTGCTGGAAGATCAAGTTCTCCAGCGGGAACAGTTAATGATGAAAGTAATATAGTTTGTTTAGGTAATAATAATATTACTGGTTTATTTTGCACTGATACTTCAATATCTTCTTCAGACTCTAGAGATAAAACAGATGTAACAAGTTTCAATATCGGTTTAGATTGGATTAAAGCATTAAGACCTGTAACTTACAGATGGGATAGAAGAACATGGTATGGTACTGATGCAGAACCTTATGGAACACCTGATGGATCTAAGAAAAGAAATAGATTACATATTGGATTTTTAGCACAGGAAGCACTTGCTGTAGAACAAGCAAATGGTTATGGTTCTTCTAATGATGATTCCTTAGTTGTTAATCTTACAGATGATGGGATGAGTTATGGTATGAAATACGAAAGACTTGTACCAATACTTGTTAATGCAATAAAAGAGTTATCAGCAAAAGTTACAGCCCTCGAAGCCGCTTGATATAAATAGGGTTTTACCCCTTTTTAAATGTAAATTAGTACACTATAATTCATATAGATAAATATATTTAACATGTCGCATCATTTTGACAAAAAGATAGAAGAACGTGCAGCACAATTACAGGCAGCAGTTGAGCAATATAACAACGCATTGAGTGTAATGAATGCCACTAAAGAACAAATAATTAGCCTACAGGGAAGCTTATCAGAACTAGAAACTCTCAAGAAAGAAGAAGAGGAAGAATCAGAATCTTAGTCTCAAAAGTTACTAGATTTAAAATAGGAAGTAAGTAAATAATTAGGGTAGGAATTTGTCTTATATCGGCCAGAGACCAGTAGTAGGCAGGTACATTAAGCTTGACCAGATATCAAGTGGGTTTAATTCGTCTACTACTAGCTTTAGTATGACGGCTGGAAGCCAAGCTGTGTTTCCTGGAACAGCCAGAAATTTATTATTGTCGTTAGGTGGTGTAATACAAGAACCAGATACAGACTTCACAATATCAGGTTCCACATTAGTCTTTACTACAGCTCCCGTAGCTAATACCACATTCTTTGCAGTTATATTCGGTGACATGCAATCCACTGGTACTCCCAGTGATGGAACTGTATTACCTGCTTCGGTAGCAACCGGGCTTGATTTTACTTTTAACTCTGTAGTTGTTGGTAAAGGTGCAAACGCTGTTGCAGGTAACACTGTTCTTGGAGAATTAGCTTTAGATGCTAGCGTTACTGGTGGAAGTAATACTGCTATTGGTAAAAGTTCATTATCAGCATTAACGTCTGGGGCAGATAACACTGCTGTAGGTATTATCTCCGCAACAAGTCTTACAACAGCAAGTAACTGTACTGCTATTGGATCAGGTGCTTTAGCTACAAACACTACAGAAAGTAATGTCACAGCAGTTGGATACAGAGCTTTTCATAATGCTAATGGTGCATCTGAAGGAACAGCAGTAGGAGCAAGTGCTTTAAACGCAAATACAACTGGAAATTATAATAATGCGTTTGGTTCATCTTGTCTTGCAAGCACAACTACAGGAACACAAAATAATGCTTTTGGTGGTTCTGCTATGCGTACAAATACAACTGGTGGACAAAACACAGCGATGGGAGAGAGTGCTTTAAGAGCAAACACCACAGCTTCAAACAACACCGCCTTTGGACATGTAGCACTAACAGCAAACACAACTGGAACTCAGAACGTAGCTGTTGGTTCTACTGCGTTAGATGCAAATACTACTGGTGAGTACAACGTTGCAATGGGATATGGAGCTTTAAGTGCAAACACTACTGCAAATGGCAACACTGCAATAGGTCGTAGAGCATTACTTGATAATACAACAGGTGCAAGTAATACTGCTATTGGGAGACAAGCTTTAGAAGATAACACTACAGCTTCTAATAACACTGCTGTTGGTTATAATGCTTTATATACAAACACAACTGGAGCTTCAAACGTTTCTGTAGGTGCTTTTTCCTTAGATGCAAATACTACAGGAGGAAATAATGTAGGAATTGGAATCAATAGCTTATCACAAAATACAACTGCAAGTGACAATACAGCCGTAGGTGCTGGTGCAATGGATGGAAATACTACAGGTGCACAAAACACTGCTGTGGGAAGAGGTGCTTTAGATTTAAACACTACCGCAGATAATAATACCGCTATTGGATATAACACTTTAGATGCAAACACTACAGGGGCATTGAACACTGCTGTCGGTGCAAGTGCATTAGGTGGAAACACAACAGCGAGTAACAACACAGCCATAGGTGCTGCTGCTTTAGTAGCAAACACAACTGGAGCTTCACTAACAGCTGTAGGTGCTAATGCTTTAGATGCAAATACGACTGGAACAGCTGCTTGTGCTTTTGGTAAAGATGCACTAGGAGCACATACGACAGGGGATAAAAACTCAGCTTTTGGATCAAATGCTGCTGCTGCAACTACTACTGGAATTAAAAACTCAGCTTTTGGTGCATTTGCTCTAGCACTTAACACAACTGGTGACCAAAACACTGCTATAGGTAGATCAGCATTAAATAATAACACAACAGCAGATAATAACACAGCAGTTGGTGATGCTGCATTAGGAGCAAACACAACTGGAGCAGAGAATGTAGCTGTCGGATCTACTGCTTTAGATGCCAATACAACTTCAAGTTTTAACACTGCTGTTGGATCTCAAGCTTTAACATCAAATACTACTGGAACTAGTAATACAGCTATTGGGCGTTATGCGTTACCTAACAATACAACTGCCGATAACAATACAGCAGTAGGCAGAAACTGTATGGCAGGCAATACAACTGGACACTCAAACGTAGCCGTAGGTAGTAGTGCCTTACAGACTAATCAAACTGGTAATAATAATACAGCTATTGGATATTTGGCCTTAGATAAAACAACTGAGGATGAAAACGTTGCTGTTGGTAACTACACTTTAAGAGAAAATACTTCTGGTGAATATAACACCGCTACTGGTTATCAAGCCTTAACTAAAAATACTACAGCAGATAATAATTCTGCTTTTGGATACAAAGCATTAAACCTAAACACAACTGGAATTCAACAAGTAGCCGTAGGTGCCTTAGCTTTAGATGCAAATACTACTGGAAACTATAACCAGGCTTTTGGTTATGGTGCTTTAACTTCAAACACCACTGCAAATTACAACTCAGCTTTTGGATATTTTGCTCTTCAAGATAATACAACTGGATCTTTTAACACTGCTTTAGGTAGGTCTTCATTAACAAATAACACTACAGGAGGCGGTAATGTAGCAGTTGGTGATGTTGCTTTATTTGTAAATACTACGGGAGATAACAATGTAGCAATGGGTGTTGGTGCGTTAGATGCTAATACTACAGCTTCAAATAATACTGCTGTCGGAACTGCTGCATTAGGAGCAAATACAACTGGAACTCGAAACGTAGCTGTAGGTAGAAATGCTTTAGCAACAAATACAACATATCATAACAACACAGCACTAGGTTGGGAAGCTGCAAAAACTGTTAATGGAGGTACAGATACTACAGCAGTTGGTGCGTATGCATTACAGGCACAAACAACAGGTAATTTTTGTACTGCTGTTGGACAAGCTGCATTAGTTACCAGTACTACTGGAGCATCGAACACTGCTATGGGAGTAGGTGCTGGTAGATATCTTACTACAGGAAGTAACTGCACTTTGATTGGTGTAGACGCTGGTGCTAATATAACAACTGGTGGTGGTAATACTTGTGTCGGAGAAGATGCGGGAGATACTATAACAACAGGATATGCCAATGTTATTATTGGAGAAAATTCTGATGTAGATTCAGCAGGGAGAATTAGAGCAGTTGTTGTAGGTCAAGCTGCTGCTACAATCGCACAGAATAATACATTTAGAGCTATTGGAGATAATGGTTGTTTTAACTCTGCTAATAGTTCAACATGGTCAACAACTTCTGATGAAAGAATTAAGAAAAATATTGTAGATCATACGAAAGGTTTGAATATTATTAATCAAGTAAAAATTAGAAATTTTGAATATAGAACTGCTGAAGAAATAACAGATGCATCATTAGCTGGTAAAAATGTTGCTGATATAGCTGTACCAAAAACAGGAGTACAAACTGGATTAATTGCACAGGAGATTGAACTTGTAAGACCTGAAGTAATTGTTACTGATGATTGGGGGATTAAGAGAGTAAATAGAGATGAGTTATTCTGGGACATGATGAAAGCAATACAAGAATTATCTGCAGAAGTAGAAGCACTTAAAGCAGCATGATGGATTTTATTGAACTAATTTACTTCTTCTGTTTTGCTCTTGTGACCGGGACTGCTTTTGCTTTTATGTATAAGTCTATGGATTTAATGTTTAAAGAGATGAATAAACCTAAACACACCATACACCCAGAATTAAGAGATCTAAAAGAAGGAGATGAACTCTTAGTGTTCAGAGCTAAGAGAGAAGACGAGGACTGATACTTGCATTAAGATGTGCGAAACTTATAATGTATATATAAAAGACTACCGGTAAACATGGAAGAAAGAACAGCCGATGAAATTGCAGCGATTTTTTCTGCTGCTGGCGATAGTGTTACTCTTATAAATGCTGATGCAAACTATGCAGCTTATGTAACAAGAACAGGTTCCACAGACACTGAAACTGAGTGGAAAGATATGATCAAGAGAAACGTAGATCATCTTGAGATAATTAAAGCTTACAAAAAAGTAGACGAGACAACATCTATCTGGACATCTGAAGATTTCACAGACATAGATGCAGCTATTACTTCAGGTAAAACTCTCTACTCCTAATGCTTAAAAAGATAGTTACAGTATTAGTTTTCATTAACACCATTGGTTTACTAGGAATCTTCGGTGGTGGTTTCTACGCATATAAATACGTAAACAGTGGTAACTTCGAGAAGCTAATCAAAAGTAAAATCATGGGAGATATACAGAGTGCTCTTCCAAGTGCTATCGAAGATAAGTTACCTTCTATTACAGGAAAATCCATACCTTTACCTATTAAGTGAGTATCTCTGATATATCCATCCCAGATATATCCATACCTAACATTTCGGTAGAGATCATTCCTCCTGTAAGGGTTTTTGGTGGCTACCTATCCCACCCATCTTTTAGTGAGCCTTCTCTACTATTACCTGGCTGCTATAAGACACATCGTGATGCAGATAAAAATTCTAATCTAGTAGAAGATGATCCCACGGGAACCTTCTGGAGCTGTCCGTGGGGTGAAGTCCCTGAGATATATCCTATTCAGTATGATCGTTCCAAAATGATCTACTCAAATGATGAAGTAAAGGAAGAAAAAACAGAAGAACCAGTAATACTTAAAGAGACAGCAAAGACAGAAATACCACAAAAGAAAGAGGAGAAAGTTTTCTTTCCTCCCTGCCCAGATCCTAATTCAAAGCTGAGGGTTGGCTCATTTGCCAATGACAAACGCTTGGAACGAGTTAAGGAGTTCCGCTATAACGAGTCAAAGACCGAGTGCTTAACCATATGGGAAGATGTAGATTACGTTTCTTCTTGGATGCCAGAACCATCATTGGTTATAAACACAGTCATAATAGCCTCTATAGCGGCCACCTCACCTGCTTTAATAAACATAATCAAAGCGGCAACAAAAAATATTATGAAGAAGATTACTTCTTCTCGGAAGAAAAAGAATGATAATGAGACTCAATCTGATTAGGCTTTGGTGTAAGAAAAATATCTTTACAAACCTCATAGAAGGGTGAATTTTTTCGTACATTTATCCCGGATTGTTGTAGCGTCCCGCAGTGTTTTACCCTCGCGACGTGCCATTCCAATTCCAGGTTCTTTAACTTTTGTTTTTGTATGCTTATCTGTGTTGCAGCTGCTTCTTTACATTGCTTACCAAGCTTTTTATCTAAGGGTATAGAGAAGTTTAATGTGATTCCTGTTCCAAGGGAATAAGCATCTTTATTAGTACCTGAATAATTTTCTTGCCAGAATAAAATATTTCCGGGATTATCGGGCACCCCGTCTCCTATGGGTCTGCCCTCATCATCATAATCTCCTTCTAAATCAGTCGGATCGTACACTGGCGTAGAATACCTGTGATCGAATGGGCGTTGGAAATTTGTATTAAAAGTGGAGAAGGGAGTGATATTGAGCATAGCTCCCTGACAGACTATATTTCCTCCAAATTGATTGGTATGAAAGGCTCCGTTATTAACATTATAATTTTGATTGGTCACGGATCCCGTGTTTGACTGGCTTACTGCATTAGCTAATACTGATGTAGGAGAGAGTAATAGCAGTAAAGCTATTTTTGGAATATTGATTGTGTGACCTGAGTGCTTTCTACGGTTATTTGGCGATTTATAGTTGTGACATTGGACAGCCCTGGCCCAGAATAATGTTCGTTTAGTTGAAAGGCGGCTCCGTTTTCTGTTTGTACGAAGGAGGGTTTTGTACTGAAGTCTAAACCAGTCCATGAATAACTAACTCCATCTGTAGTTCCATTTGTCTGAACAGCACTTGGTATCATATTACCGCTATCTTGTATCTGAACGCCAGTTCCAGAAACACTATAGGTATATCCTGTATTATAGTCTTTTGAGACCACCGATTCAACGATAGTTTGAGTTGTCGTGGTAGTAGAATTCATAGTCCCTGTAGTGAAGGCACCCGAAATAGGAGAAGCCTTTACAGGAACAGATAAAAATAGAAGCAGCAATAACAGCCGTTTCACTAATCTAAGGTTAAGCCCACTACAAATTGACCAGTAACAGTAGTACCA